ACCGTTTTCTCATTAGCAAAAGCTTTTCTCTTTGCTGGGAATTCAGCATTGTTGGCTCAGACAAAAGCGGCATTGTTTCCACTCGCTGTTGGTATCCTGGTTGCTGCATTCGGCCTATTGGTTGAGGACGTACTTGTTGCACTCCGAGGCGGGGTGTCGGTAACAGGGAAAGTTCTAAAGAAACTTGAAGAAGCGTTTCCTGGGATTATTGAAAAAATAAAGGAATTTGGTACCACAACAATAAACGAATTTAAAAGTATAATTTCAACGGTAAAGATTTTTATAAATGAATCAGCAAAGAGTTTGCAGAATTGGTCATTAACGACGAAAAAAATATTTGCTGAATTTGCGATTAGTGCCAAGGACTCCATAAAATCCATAACAGATCAGCAACAGCGAAGAAGCTTAGAAGATGAATTAACTGCCATGTTTCTTGTTCCGTTTGGAAAGTCCCTGGATTTGGCAAAAGGTTTCCTCAAGGAAATGAATGCTTTGCTATTGGAACCTATGAAGAAATCATTTGAATCAGTGACGGATTTTATAACTCTACTATTGAAGAAATCATTTGAATCAGTGACGGATTTTATAACTCTACTATTCACAGATTCAGCAAAAATAATATTAGATACTATCGGTAATATGTTAAAGGCATTAGCTGGTTTGGTAAGAGCAACAAAGGGGCTTGCTACAGCAGACTTTGGGTTATTTGCCAAAGGACAGAAAGAGATATTGGAGTCTATAGCTGCATTGACCGATTTATCATTAAAGCCTTTCAAGAAAGGCGGAAAGCTTGATATACAAAGCGATGTTTTTCCCGAAGGTGGTTTTAAACGCCTACAAGGAGTGGAAGACGCCATAAAAAGAATAAATGAATCCCTCAAAGAGGGCGGTCCATTAAAAGAGTTGTTAAATATTTCTGGATTGGGAAATTTTGGCACTAATCTCGATCCTGCCTTTTCTACTATTACTCCAGCAACCTCCCCGGTGGGTCCGGTTAACAATACAAGAAATTTTGGCGGAGCAACGAACACAATAAGTCTTGATGCACCTATATCAATAACCGTTCCACCAGGAACGACTCCGGAATTAATAGGTCCACAGGTACAGCAAGGCGTTAAAGATGGATTAAACGAAGTTTTGAGAGAAACTTTTTTGTCCACACAGCCTAATGCCGAGTTTTAAGGTCACAATAAATGGCAGAGTTATTATCAGATATTTCCGGTCTTATTGAAGGTGAAAGGAATACGATCACCCTCCAGGATGATGTGCAGGGATTATCATCTAATACTTTGGCAATAGATGCCACCGTAAGAGAAGAAATAACGTATGAAAGCAAACTTACAGAACATGAGATAGAAGACGGTTCTGTAATAAATGATCATGTAATAAACAAGCCAAGAAAATTGATGATTGAGGGGATTATATCAGATGACCCCCTTTCTTTGCCCGGATCAGCAATCACAACAGCAGCTGGGGGTTTATTCGGCAACCTTGTAGGGGATACAGTGGGTGCCGTTGCAACAGGTGTGGTCGCAAAGGTCGGAAATGCTTTTGTAAACGGCGGAACACCACCATCATTAACGGCATATCATTTCCTCAAGACCGCAAGAGAACAAAAAATACCAATGACCATTTTCGTGGGGTTGGACTATTTTCCATCCATGATAATGGAAAAACTATCGATACCCCGTGATTCAAAAAACGCAAGGGCACTGGAGTTTAAAGCATCATTTAAACAAATAAGGGTAGTCTCGTCAGAGATTACTTTCCAGTCATTGGAAAACCTAGCAGAAGACGCACAGGGCGCATCAAAAGAAAAGAACAAAGGGTCGCAATTAATAAATGAAGTATCTGGACAGGTAACAGATAAGGTTGATAGTTCTTTGATGAATAATTTTTTAGAATTATTTTAAGAGTCACAATGGCAGACATAACAATACCATTAAATTCGGACGTTCCCAAATACAGACTGAAAACTACACTTGAGGACACGGAGTACACCTTTGTAATTAGATATAACCAGCGAAAAGATATATGGATTATGAGCTTATTGGATTCTAATGAAGATCCAATTATATACGGACAGCCAATATTGTTAGGACAATTATTCTTTGATTATCTTGTTGATGAAAGATTACCACCGGGGAACTTGTTTGCTTTTAATGCAGAGAATTTTAGTGCAGAAGCCAATAGGAACACATTGGGTACGGAAGTATTGATGATATATAGGGAATCGGTTTAATGGGTACGCTCTTTTTAAGAAACGCAAGACTGACGCTGACTACGGGAAGCTTGCCGTTCTCTGTTCCATTGACCACTACCCTGGTAATAGAAAAACTAAGGATTTCTTTCAACATTGTCAAAGATGGTGATTCAGGTCCAAATAAAGCAAAAATATCAATCTATAATCTAAGTGAATCTACATATGCACTGCTTGAAAACACGAAAGCTTTAAAAATAAAAGTTAAACTTGAAACAGGTTATGCAGGAGATTTTGAAACATTATACATAGGTGATGTTATCAAAAGTGTTAGGAAAATGGTGGGGCCAGACAGAATAACCACAATCGAACTGGCAACGGGTAGCAATGCAAATAAAGATGTGCATTTTGATAAATCATATAAAGCTGGGACAAACAAAAAAACGATAATTAAGGATATAGTAAATAAGATAAAAGCGGAAGCGGGAATTGCAGTCAAGAATTTAGGAGAGATTAACAACGTTATCGCACAAAACGGTATTTCTATCTCCGGAATGGCGAAAGATTTACTTGACACGCTTCTTGGAGACCAGGGCCTAGAATATTCAAATCAAGATGACATCTTGGAGATTGTTCGTCCTAACGGAGATATCGGAGAATCGGTTATTTCATTATCATCAGATTCAGGGTTGTTGGAGATCCCAGCGAAAAGAGACGAAGGCATTCAATTCAAGGCATTGATACAAACAGGGATAAAGCCGGGTAGGTTGGTCGAGATAAAGAGTAATGATGTAAATGGTCAGTATAGGATAAGAAAGTGCAAGTACAAGGGCGATACGCACGACAAAGATTGGTTTGTGGAAAGTGTGGCTATCCCTCCTTCAGCTGGGATAAATTAGTAATGGGCAGGTCAGATATAGACAACTCAAAAAACGAAACTCCTAGCTTGGACTTTATTCTTAACCAGGCTATAAGATCACGAATGATGGATCTCCACGTCTGTCTACCTGGAAGGGTTGAAAGGTATGACAAAGACAAACAGGAAGTTGATATTTTACCAACCCTGAAAAAGAAATATAAATCTGAAGAATCTGATACAGATAGACCGATCATACCATCAGTTCCCGTTCGTTGGACATCCGCCGATTCGGGAAAAGCTTTTATTCATTTACCTCTGAAAATTGGGGATATCGGATGGTTGCATTTTTCTGATAGATCTATAGATAATTGGTTATCGTCCACAAATAACAACCCAGTTTTGCCAGATGACATCAGAATCCATGATGTATCTGATGCATATTTTGTACCTGGTGGCCTGCCATTCCCTTTAGCTTTTTCCGGTGCACATGATGACAACATTATCATAAGAAACGATAATTCAATTGTAGATTTAGCACCGGACGGAACAATAATAATCGATGCAAACAATACCGGCAATATAGAAATATCTCCCAATGGTGACATAGTTATTAAGGCTGGGGTAGCGGGGTTAACCACAACAATGCAATCAAATGGAAAATTCAAGATTTCCAGTACAGGAGATGAATTTCTGACTATTTTGGTGCAATTAGTGACAGACTTGGCTAACGCATTTGTCAATACTGGTATAGGTCCACAACCATTTGTAGGTGGGACCGTAACAGCATTGAACAACATAATAACAAGAATAACAGCAATGAAAGCGGTGTAATCATGCCATTAACAGGAACAGGTCCAGCACTGGGCACAGCTATATGGAATGCTATAAAGGTATTAAATACCGACATGGCTAAATATGCACCAGCCGAAGAAGCAGCCGCATTGGCGTTCTGGCAGTCTATATCTTCTGTCATAGTTGCACACATAATACTTAATTCACTGGTTCCAGTACAACCGGGAACATTTAAAACGGTTGATGTAACTACCGGTGATGAATTAGTGGTTGGCGTTGGTCAGGGAAACATAACTTAAAATGAGCGATATTAAACTAGATAATGATCGGGATTTGCTCGTAGAAGGAAACGATCTTCAATTGATTACTGGTGCGGACGATATCACACAGAATCTAAGACAGAGACTATCTTTTTTCTTTAAAGAATGGTTTTTAGATAAAAGCAAGGGTGTACCGTATTTTGAATATATTTTTAAGAAGAAAGTAAGTGTGGCGATAGTGGACAGCGTTTTTAAAAGAGAAATAATAAATACACCAGGTGTTTTGAAACTGATGGAGTTCGAAATTCTTGTTGATGCGGCTTTGCGAGAGTTGACTTTAACTTTCCGCGCATTGACATCAGAAGGAATAATTGATTTTAGTGAGGTAGTACCATAATGGCAGATTTTGGCGTCACAGTTCAAGGATGGAATTCCAAGACAATCCTGGAAATAAAGGCAGAACTAGAGGAATCTGTTAGGGCCGCTCCTGGTTTTGGGCCACAAATGAATTTAGCACAAGAGACTATATTGGGCCAGATAATAGGCATTGCAGCAGAAAGGGAAGCAAATGTATGGGACTTGGGCGAGGATGCTTACAATAGCCAATATCCATCTGATGCATCTGGTACAAGCTTAGATGGTGTTGCTGATATGACTGGTCTGGTCAGGTTACCAGCAAGAAAGTCAATAGCAGAAAATGTGAAATTATTCGGAACATTGGCAACTGTTATACCTATTGGCACTAGATTTTCTGTTTTAAACGATCCCGATAGTATATTCGAAACAACAGCCTTGGTCACTCTTATTGCTGGTACCGATGAGGTGCAGACGATTACTTTTAGTGGGGTTCCCACTAGTGGTAATTTTAAGATAACTTATGATGACGAACAAACAGTTGATATTGCCTGGGATGATTTAGCAGCGGATATACAAACAGCTCTGAGGAATCTTAGTAATACAGCTGTTGCAGGAATCACAGTTACAGGGACTTATGGTGCTGGATTTGTAATAACTTTTGGAGGTGAAGATGGAAAACAGATACAGCCGTTGTTATTGACACCTGAGGCTGATAATACATTACAAGATGGTGGGGGTGCTGTAACTGTTGTTGTAACTGAAACAACTCCTGGAGTTAATCAGGGCACTGCAGATTGTGATGCAACAGAGATAGGTATTGTCAATTCGAACAAACGTACTCTATCGGTGATCGATAATCCCTTATCTGGGTTATCAAGAGTTCTTAATCCGGAGGCAGCAGTTGTTGGTCGTGACCAAGAAACAGACGCAGAACTCAGAATTAGAAGAAAAACAAGATTACAGGTGAGCGAAGCAGGACCGCTTGAAGCAATAAAAAATAAAATATTACAGTTGAATGACGATCCATCTAAAATTCCAATAGATTTTATCTTAGCACACGAAAACATTACACTTGTAACCGATGCAAAGGGCATACCAGGAAAAGCATTTGAGGTAACAATATATCAAGCTGGTGGCGGAGATACTAGAGATCAAGAAGTTGCTCAAGCAATATATGATTCTAAACCCGGAGGAATAGAGGCGCATGGTGATATATCCAAAACAGTAGCCGACTCTGAAGGGTTTAATCATATCATCAAGTTTTCAAAAGCTTCGGAAGTAGATATTTATTTAATACTTGATTTAACCATTGATTCAAACTTCTATCCGGCTGATGGAGATAGTCAAGTAGAAAATGCGGTAATTGCATTCGGGAATGGTCTTGGCGTGGGCAAAGATGTAATTGTATATCCTTCTTTGATCGGCTCATTTTCTGATATTCCAGGAATAACTGACGTGGTGGTTAAAATAGGAATTGCACCTGCGCCAACTTTAGAAGACAACATAGATATTGATGACGGTACCAGCGGCAGCGTTGAAATATCCAGATGGATAGCAGCAAATATAACAATTAATTCTTAATTATTATGCTAGTAACAAAAATAACAAATCACGTTGAATTAGCTAATAACAGGTTGCTCTATCAATACAGAGATAGTGATAACCTGAAAAGTCTAATAGAGATATTATTTTCTAGTCGTGCACAAGAATTAGAAAATGCATTTTTTACTTTATATAACCGCCTTAATATAAATTTATCAGAGGGGGCGCAACTTGATGGTATTGGTGAAATAGTCGGCGCTGATCGACAAGGATTCTTAGATGTTTTTTACCAATCTATCTTATATGCAACAATTGGTAAAAATGTTTCGGAAGGGAAAATTGAAAGAATAATTTCTGTTTGGAAATTAATAACTTCTGCAAATATTGTAAAACTACAAGAAGCTTATCCAGCCGAGGTAAATTTATATACTGATGTACCTGTTGATCCAGCTTTTGTAACAGAAGCGTTTGATTTGATAAACGGTGTTACTGGCGCGGGGATAGGCGTTGGTTTCACAGCTGTTTTCGTGGAAGGAAATGCTTTTACTCTGGGTGATAAAATTATAGAACTGGATACTATACCCTGGGTTGAGGTTGCGCCAAAGTTAGGAACTGAGACAACAATATTCAGTCTCGCCGTCTTCAATAACAAGATTTACGGCGGCACCAGCCCGAATGGTAAATTATACGAGTGGGATGATGTGAGCGCCTGGGTAGAGGTTGCGCCGCAATTAGGTGCGGAAACAGTAATAAGATCACTTGCCGTCTTTAACGGCAAGATTTACGGCGGTACCAGTCCCAACTGG